CAAATTGGAACGGGAACTCCTTGATTCATCGTGTTTTCAACCCCACCAAAACCAAAACTCTCATTTTTCTTTGCTTCTCTAGGTGCAGGAGGTACAGGAGAAAGCATCTCTGCTACACCATTCAAAACCATCGAAGCACCAACAGCACTGACAAAGGTTCCCGCTGCTGTCATGAAAGCAGACCCAGTGGCAACACCCCCTGCTGTTCCAGAAGCGTAAATTCCTCCAAAACTTTTTGCTCCAAACATCCCTGCTCCTGGGAACATAAATGACGCTCCAATTAATACTGCCCCTAACAATATTTGTCCGAAACCTCTTCCTGCACCTGTTACAACAGGAGCAATACTAAATACATCTCTATCGCTCCAAGGAGCTGCTAAAGCCTCTAAATTATCCTCTCCTACCTCCTCTTTCCCGACCTTAACCTTATAACCAATACCATTCTGGTCATTATCAATAAACCACTTATCTAAGCCTGGATAATTAACACATAAAGCTTTTACAGCTTGAGCTGGTGTGTTTACAGCAAATTCAAATGTACCTTGGCCCAGACGCTCCTTTAAAGCCCCGTAAACCTTAACGACTTTCATGTCTTATACAGATGTCTGTCATCTTCTGATAATAGCTCCCATACAAATCATTGGAAGATAATCTTCCTTGAACGTGATGGAGTACTCGCTGTTCTCCTAAATAAATAGCTGCATGATTACATACATTCGCATCTAATTGCATCAAGAGAAGATCACCTACCTTCACTTCTGCTACTGGAACTTCATGAAAACCTTCTTTCGGGAATAAGTCTTTATATAAGTTCTCACCTTTGTACCACCATTGTTCTTTTCGATGATAGTCCGTTAATGAAACACCAAATTCCCTCTGGTAGTAATCACGAACCAACGAATAACAATCTATTAGCCCGTATGCAAACGGCCTACCAACATAAGGAAGTTCATACCCATTTGGTTCGCAATATCCCCATAGCTCTGTTTGAGGTTGAACTATATGCCAAGGAACACCAGACCTCTCACAACCTACTAAATCTGCTTTACTCGGATGATGCAATGTTATTGGATGACTATGAATAATAGCTGTTATTTCACCTTTATTTTCTACAGAAATATAATCATCAGGGTCTAAAATGAAGTGCTCACTTGGTTTTTCTGCTTGATTATTACATCTGAAATATTTCTCTCTACCTTTAACAATACAAACTAAGCCAACACTCTCTTTTGGAACTTCTTCCTTGGCATGTTCTAATGCTTCAATTTTAATTGTTTCGTTTAAAGTCATCTAAATAAACCTGCTCCTGGAAAACCACCAAACCTAAGTATGCCATCTTGACCAGTACCTTCAAATCTTAACTTGCAAGAACTAAGCTTCTTTCCGCATTTATCTGTTGAAGCAGTGGCGGGATTATCATTGATATCGAAGTAATTCGTTCCGCTATAGTCGCACCCATCTCCTTTATATGCCCACTGGCAAACAGAAGCTACAACCTGACGACGAGGTAATTTTACTCCAGGTAAGTCGAACTTAGAGGCTAATTCAAAAGAAACTGCATCTCTAGACTCACCAGACTTTCTATCTACATACCAAATCTCTTGAGGAAATTCTGCATAAGGATCTGCCCCAGATTCTCCATCAATAAACTTCTTTAATGTCCTAATCCTCTTAACAAGAGCACCACCTAAATCATTACCAGGAGTTGTGTTGTTAACTAATAAAAGTAAAGCTGTTATACCAGCGACGTTTATAAAGCCTGAAATATTCATATCTGTCATATTACTAATCGTTAACGTAGGTCTAGGTAACGTACCTTGACCTGTTGAAGCACTAAATCCTGTTGCTTTAATAGGCTGTCTAGAATAGTCATTTCCTCCCCATGTAACATCACCTGTTACAGCAGCATTGCAACCGTTATGCCACCTATAAACATCTGTGCTTCCATGCAAAGTAGAGTCTAAATGTAACTCAAATAATTCAATAATTGCACTTGGAGCTAATACAGAAAGCTCTTCATAAGTAGAACTAATTGCAGTCCAAGTTATTTCATTATCTACAACCGTTGAACCTATAGCTGTTCCCCATTTAGGTTCGCTACTCCCGCTTGTGTAGGGAGACGAACCAGAGACAGCAGTTACCTTAAAGAATAAACCTGTTGCCTGTGCTGTGACAGCTCTTCTTATATCTCCAACTGAGTAAGCTGTTGATGCTGCCCATGCTGCTACTGCCATTTATGGTTCAAAGTATTGGACAAATGTTGCTTTAAGAGAAACTCTATTCTTGTAAATTAATGATTTACTCCAAGCAAAACAACGCCACTTATAAGCAGTAGAAGAATCTAATGGTGTCCAACCAAAAGTCGCTCCATCTGCTGCCCTGTCTACTAAGAAGTCCTCTATCGTAGTGGCATCTGTTGCAGACACCTCCCATCTTAAATTCCATGTCCTTGGATTGTTATTAAGACCAAAACGTATAACTTGAGCATAGCCATCACCAAATTGAACTTGCTTCATACTTGGTTGACTCGTCTTTGCTGCTCCGTATGTCGGAGTAATTGAAGGGAAGTTAGCCATAATTAGAAGAGTGTACCTCCAGGTCTTTGCTGTCTAATAATTTCTGATTGAACAGCAGCACCAATAAGTTCTCCTAACTGTCTACTTCTGTCACTATCGCCTTCTGCTGACGAACCAGACGCATCTACATTAATAACCATTGAACCTCCCATCGCATGATTTGGAACGATATTACCGCTTGAATTAGGAACAAAAAGTTCTGGTCCTTTTTCTCCAACAATATAAGGATCACCACCTGTTACTGGACCACCTGCTGCTCTCTTACTGAAGAAGTCTCCTACGTCTCCAGGCAAGCTCCCCAAGAAACTACTCACTCCATACTGAAGTAACATCCTTCCTATCATTCTAAATACATTTGAAGCAACATCTCCTAAAGTCTTCGTGCCTTGAATTGCACCTTCGATTGCATTAACTAAACCATCTTCAATCGTCGCTGCTATACCTGCATATAAATCTTCAATCTTTGTACCTGTTTTTAAATTCTCTAGTTGCGCTAAATTTATTTGTCTTTCTAAACCAAGTTTTTTAATCTTCAAAGCTAAAGTCTCTTTTTCTCTGACATCTGTTAACTTGCCATACTCTTCAGCTTGCCATTGTATCTCTAACTCTTGTCTTCCGATCTCTAACTCTTTCTCTTTAATAGCAAACTGATTACTAGACATATCTAATCTATTCTGTTCTAATTTCACCCTTTCAGCTAAATCGTTATTATCTGCACCTTGAACCTTAGCTATCCTATCTGCTATGGCTGCATTAGCCCCACCAGGATCATTATTCATATTATTCGTATATTCTCCAGCCCAAGTAGCTCTCGCATCCTTATTCATTGGGACGAATCCAAACCAATCAGCAATATTAGTCCCGATATTTCTTCCATGTTTATCTCTCGTCGTTTTTAAAGCATCTCTATTTGAACTCTTATGTTGTTGCCCTTTATCATAAAACTGAAGAATCTTGACCAAAGCCGCTAAAGGCCCAGAGACAAAAGCCATAAGTCTTGTTTGAGCTATTGATAATAAATTAGCTAGCTTCTCCCATTCTTTACTGAACTTCTGTAAGTCACCATATCCTCCCTCACCTAAAATCGCCTTTAATCTATCTGTGACAAGAGTAGCGGCACTACCTTTTAATCCTAACTTCTCTAACTGTTTAATCTGAGTTTCTAATGCTGTCCCTGTTAATCCAGCAGCCGTGACTAGAGCAGATAAATTCTCTGTAGGTTTTCTTAAAGCCTTACCTAATTCCTGTGCTTTCATTACAAAAGCATCTATCTGTTGACCTGCGGCACTTAATAATATCTGCGCTCCAAACCCCTTACCTGCTCCCATTTTGGATTGCATCATTGCACCTCCAACACCACCTGCTACAGATCCAACTCCTCCACCAAATAACATTGGGAAACCAGCACCCAACATAAGATTCTCTCTCATCCTTCCTTGCCTTTCTATCCTTCCTGCCCTCATCCTTTGATATCTACGCCAAACATCATTCCTGACTCTTCCTCCTAACATTAAAGATCCAGGCTGGCTGCCTACAAGACCTCTTCTTCTTCTTGCAGCACTAGGATTAACCATTAATCCCTGCGCTTCAG